TGGTACAAGTGTAACAACTCTTGCAGCATCAGCTTTTCCTTCATCAGGAGGAAATATTACTGTAGGATCTCAGTTGGGTTACAAAGTTAACGATACAGTAACACTTGCATATCCATCAGGAGCAACACTAACAAACTGTATTGCAGCAGGAGATCATTTTGTAAAAACTTATGATGCTTCAACTGGTGTTATGACACTTTCTGCAACAGCAGGAGGAGCAGCATTAACAGCTTCAGCAGCACCTACTTTTACAGCAGGAACCTTTGCAAGCATTACATTTACAACACCATTAGTTGTTGGATCTGTAAGAGAATGGAGTTTTGAGATAACTAGAGCAGAAATTGACGTAACAAGTATTGGTCAAACTGTTACTCAAACTGCACCATTTAGAACTTTTATCTCAGGTTTTGCTGATGGTAGTGGTTCTGCCAGTGTTTACTCTACAGATGATGACACATTACTATCCAGTAGAATGGTTGAAGACGTTATTCAACGTCAGCAAGCTGGTGCAAAAGTTAGATTGTATATTGATCGTCAAATGAGTGGTGCTAACGTAGATCAAAACGCAAGTAGATCAATTTTGGCAGATATTATTCTTACTTCTGCAAGTTTCAACGTAAACCCAGATGACGGACAAGTTGTAGAGATAGCCTTTAGACCTAGTGCTGCTCCTACATTCGACTTATCTAAATCTGCTTAGTTAAATTAGCATAACTTAACGAACCTCAGATTATCTGGGGTTTTTTCATGTTCTGCATTAGAATATCAATATAATAATTTTATTTTATGGCAAGCAATTTATCAGCATTGGATCGTTTAAGAAAAGCTGCAAATCTCGAACCAAAGAAAAAAGAAGTTGAATTATCTGATGGTTCTGTTTTTGAGATGTATGTAAGTCCATTAACAATGGCAGAACGTGACCGAGCACAAAGACTTTCTAGAGATGATAATAATAATTTTGCCTTGCAATTATTAATGACAAAAGCATTAGACGAAACTGGTAGGAAATTATTTAGTGCAGGGGAAATTGATGTCTTGAAAAATGAAGTAAAAGATAGCGATTTACAGAAATTAATGCTTGCAGTTATTACAGAAGAAGAGGAAGCACTCGACCCAAAAGACTAGCTGCTGAATTAAAGAAAGATAATTTAATGATGCTTCAATTTGGTGTAGCTAAAGAATTAGGAAAGACTTTAAGAGAAGTAAGAGATATGACTTTAGATGAAATTATTGGTTGGAGTTCATATTTTGAAGTAATTAATGAAGAACAAGAAAAAGAATTTGAAAAAGCAAAACGAAGGAGATAAGATAGAATGAAGTAACCTTTTATTGTTTAGTCGTGGCAACAAGAGCAGATATAGAAGTTAATGTAAAAGGTTTAAAGAAGGTACAAGAGTTATCAAAACTTTTAGATAAGGTTAGTGGCAAAGTAAATCAGTTAAATAAAGGAGGAGGAGCAGCTTCCGAAAAAAAGAATAATAAATTAGAAAAAGAATCTTTAAATCTTCAAGAGAAAAAAAGAGCTTCAATGGTTCGGGTAAGAAGCATTGGAGATCAGATTGCAAAAGCAAAAGCTCAAGGATTAAATGTTGATAAAGCTAGTAGATCTTTAAACAGAGCAGCTTTAGCTAATTCTAAAGGTAAATTTAAACTAGCAAAAGCATCAGCAGATTCAGCTTTGCTAGAACTAAAGTCATTACAAGGGTCTACTAGACAGTTACAGCAACAAAAAATATTAAGGGCTGCACAGAGCGGTGGTTTTGGAAGTGGAGGAGGAAGAGGAGGAGGTGGAGGTGGTTTTGGGGCGGCTATATCAAGTGCAGCAATTAGTGGTGCTTTTCCTTTGCTATTTGGTCAAGGGCCAGCAGCAGCAGCAGGTGGTTTTGGTGGAGGATTGGTTGGATCTGCTTTAGGTGGCCCAATGGGAGGGTTTGCTGGAGGTTTGATTGGAACGACAGTTGTAACAGCTTTTCAGGAACAAGTTGTAGGTTTAGCAAATGCTTTAGATCCTCTTAATGCTGATATTGATACAGCTATTGAAAAATTAGGTATCTTAAGTACTTCAAGAAAAGCTGAAATAAAATTTATTGAACAATTAAATGGTAAACAAGCTGCTTTGAGTGCAATTACCAGTGATGTTGCAAAAGTTGTAGGAATTGATGGAGTGCAAGCTTTTTCTGATTTAAGAAGAGCTACTGGTTTTTTTGTGGGAAGTTTTTCAGAGTTTTCATTAAAGATAAAAGCTGAAGCTGCAAAATTATTACTTTTCTTAGGGGATGTAACAGGAACGAAACCTTCGTCAGTTGATCTTGCAACAAAAGATTTACAATCTATCGGTAATAAAGAGATAGATGAATTGACTAAAAACATCTCTGATCTTGATAAAACAATTTCAAATTTAAAAGACGATCCAGAAAATGTTAATAGATTTTTAGATACTTTTAGCAAAATCTTTGAAGAACCTGGATCAAAAAAATTAATTTCTGGTTTAAGTAAAGAAGGAGAAATTTCAAAAGCTGGTTTACAAGAAAATAAAGAATCTAAAGAAAATAGAATTCTTCAATTGAAAGCTCAAAATGCTGGTATCATTTTAGATAAAAAATCTGGAGTTGAATTAGAAAATAAATTTAAGATACTTCAAAAAACAAAATTAGAACAGGAACGTATAAATGAGTTAAGAGCAAAAGGAATATCTGGTCCTATATCTCAAGAAATTATAAGTATAGAAAAAATAGCTAAAGAAAAAGACGCTCAGATGCTAGCCGAATTAAAAGGTTTAGTCATTAAAGAAAGTCAGACGGCTGAAGGTACTAAAGCTAATAATTTATTAAATGAAGAGATTCTTAATATTGAAAAAAAAATAATTCTTAATAAAAAAAATTTAAAAGATAAGATAGATGAGGTTTCTGAACAGATGAAACTAACACAGGCAGCTAGTGAAACTGTTGAAGCTTTTCAAACTTTAAATACAACAATTCAAAATGATATAAAACAAGGAATAAAAGGTCTTATCAAAGGAACTTCCACTCTTGGTGATTTATTAAATAATGTTGCAGATAGATTTTTAGATATAGCACTTAATCAAGCGATGTTTGGTAATGCAGGAGGAAAGACAGTAACAGGTGGTTTATTTAAAATGTTAGGTTTTGCAAACGGAGGTAGACCACCAGTAGGCAGACCTTCAATAGTAGGAGAGAAAGGCCCAGAATTATTTGTACCAAGATCATCTGGAACGATTGTGCCAAATAATAAACTTGGAGGTGGCGGTACTAACAATGTTGTTGTTAATGTAGACGCATCAGGTTCAGATGTTCAAGGCGATGATGCTGGAGGACAGGAACTTGGTTCATTAATAGCTGTTGCCGTTCAAGGAGAACTTGTTAAGCAACAAAGACCTGGAGGTTTACTTAACAGATAATGGCTACTTTTCCTAATTACAGTCCACAATATTCTGCTACAAAACGTAGTCAGCCACAACAACGTATAACACAGTTTGGTGACGGCTACCAACAGCGTACATCTTTTGGATTAAATCAAGACTCTAAAATTTGGAATCTCACTTTTAATGTTGATGATGAAGATGCAACAGAGATTGAAACATTTTTAGAAGCTAGAGGAAAAGATGGTGCGTCATTTGATTGGTCACCTCCTGATACAACTACAACTTTTAAATGGATATGCAAAAGTTTTGGTAGAGAAATGTTTGATTCCGATAGAAGTAGAATAACAGCTAGTTTTGAACAAGTATTTGAACCCTAATGACAGTACCAGTTTCAGCATTACAAGAAATAAATCCTGGTTCAATTATTGAACTTTTTACGATTGAACTAAATACAGCTTTGCATGGATCAGATACTATATATCGTTTTCATAATGGTGCAAATATGAACGCAGATGGAGAAGTTGTATGGGCTGGGAACTCCTACTTAAGATTTCCTATTGAATGTTCAGGTTTTGATTTTGGTTCAACAGGAACTTTACCAAGACCAACGATTGCGATAAGTAATATTTTTGGAACGATAACTGCAATAATGCAGGATATTAACACAACAACTGTTGGTAATGATTTAAATGGTGCAAAATTTACAAGGATAAGAACTTTGGCACGTTTTTTAGATGCCGTTAATTTCGCTCCAACAACGACTACAACTACATCTACTACGACTGTAGCTGACCCTTCTGACGGTGAAACTGTAACCTACACAGTAACAGTAGTTGCAGATAGTAATGGTGATAATGTTTTTGCTATTAATGGAAGTCAAAAGCCAGTTATAACAATGAAACGTGGATCAACTTATATTTTTAATCAATCTCATAGTTCAAACGTAAACCATCCATTAAGAATAAAATCTGATGCTGGAGGCTCACAGACAACTACTAATGCTGGAACATTAGGAACAGATGCAACAGTAACTTATTCTCCAGCTTATCCAAGTGCCCCAAGCGATTTAAGATATTATTGTCAGACTCATGGAAATAACATGGGAAATACAATTACTATGAATAATCCAAATACGATCCAGCAACAAACAAGTTCTTCCTCTACAACACAAACTAATCCTTATGGAACTCCTGATCCAACGGCAGAGTTTCCTCAAGAAATTTACTTTTTAGATAGAAAAGCTACTGAAAATAGAAACGTAGTCACATGGGAAGCTCAATCTGCATTAGATTTAGTAAATGTGAAAATACCAAAGAGGATAGCGACTAAAGATCTATTCCCTGGTATTGGAGCGTTTGTGGGATGACTTGGAAAGATATTGCTTTACAACACGCAAAAAAAGATGCACCACATGAAGCGTGTGGTTTAGTAGCTGTCTATAAAGGGAAAGAAAAATACTTTCCTTGTCAAAATCTTGCTGAAGAATTAGAAGAGCAGTTTATTTTAAATCCTGACGATTGGATAAAGGCAGAAGATCAAGGTGAAATTATAGCTGTATTTCACAGCCATCCAGATCATCCTCCTACACCTAGTCAGGCTGATCTTGCAAGCTGCGAATATTTAGATTTACCTTTTCATATTGTCACTCCAGAAACATCAGATTGGTATTATTTTGAACCTTCTGGGTATGAAAAAGGTTTAATAGGTAGAGAATGGGTATGGGATATTCAAGATTGTTGGAGTGTAATTACTGATTGGTATAAACAAAAGAAAAATATAGTAATAAAACATTGGAAAAGACCTAAAAGCCCAACAGAATTTTCTAAATCTCCTTTATTTGAATATGGTTTGCCTAAAGTAGGGTTTGTAGAAATAGATGAGAATAATGAGACAGAGATTGGAGATGTTTTACTTATGGACACGACAAATACAGGTAAATTAGATCATGTGGCTTTATATGTAGGAGATCAAACTATTCTTCATCATTGTGTGAAAAGACTTAGTTCCAGAGAAACTTATGACCAAAAATGGATAGAATGTACAAAGAAAAGGTATCGCTATGCTCAGTAAAATAAAAGTTTACGGCAGATTGGCTCGATTTCTTGGAGAGCGTACTTTTGAAGCTGAAATAAATTCACCAGTAGATGCTGTTAGATTCTTAATCGCAAACTTTCCTAAATTACAATCACATATGGTAGAACAAAACTATTGTGTGAAAGTTGGAGATTATCAAATAAATGATAAAGAATTAGATACTCCTGTTGGTAGTCAAGAAATAAAAATAGTACCAGTTGCTACTGGAGCAAGAGGTATAGGTAAATTTTTATTAGGAGCAGTTCTTATTGGTGTTGCTGTATTTAACCCTGCTGTAGGAATGGGACTAGGAGGAGGATTGGGTTTTGGTACGGCAGCAGGAGCAGGATTCGGTGCTACTTTAGCAGCAGCAGCAGGAAACTTAGGTGTTTATTTAGCATTATCAGGTGCAGCAGAAATGTTAAGTCCTGTACAAAGTGATACTACTACTGACGATCCAAATAGTTTTAACTTTAACGGAATTTTAAATACTATAAATGCTGGTGTTGCTATTCCAGTAGTTTATGGCGAAGTTTTTACTGGGTCTATAATTGTGTCAGCAGGAATTGATACAGAAGACTTTTCGGGAGACACCTAATGTTTAAAATACCTGGAATTGACTTCGGAGCAGGACCAAAAGAAATTCAATTAAACCCTTTCAAATGGTTTGGAGGTGGTGGCGGTACTGCTACGATAACTCGTGGTTCAGTACAAAGTAGACAAGCAATTAATATTGTTGAGGTTTTAAGTGAAGGGGAGATTGAAGGTTTCCCTTCAGCAGCAGGACTTACCCAAGGAACTGATGCTTACAATAAAGCGTCTTTAAAAGATGTATTTTTAGATAAAACATCTGTTGTAAAACCAACAGCAGATTCAAATAATATAACTGATGCTGATTTTAACTTTCAGCAAACTGTATTTAAAACGCGTTTTGGAACGGCCAACCAAACTTTTATACCAGCTATTAGTGATATAGAAACAGAAGTGGGAGTGGATGCTCCAGTAACTAATGCAGCATCCGTTACTAGAACAATAACTGAATCTGATATTGATGCAGTTAGAGTCACGATACGTTTTGATGCCCTTATCAATATTAATGAAAAAGATGGTAAAAATTTAGGAACTGTCGTTGATGTATTTATATTAATTACTGAAAATAACGGAAGAACAACTCGTTTTGACAAAAATAAAATTACAGGTACTGGCCCTGGTGGATTTTTAAATCTACTTACAGTCCCAACTTCAGCTTTTAGTGTTAGTGGTAAGTCAAGAAGTGCGTATGCTAGAGATTTTAGAATTACCTTAAGAGAAGATACAGTTTTTCCTATACAAGTAACAGTTGGTAGAGATTCTGCTGATAGTACAGACGAAAAAGTAACTGATACATTTTCGTGGTCATCTTTTACAAAAATAATAGATGAACAAAGACCATATCCAAACGTAGCTCATACTTATTTTCGTTTTGATGCAGAGCAGTTTCCTAGTATTCCAAGACGTTTATATAGGATTCGTGGGATAAAAGTTAAAATTCCACATAATGCGACTGTAGATCAAACTAACGGAAGATTAACTTATAGCGGAACTTTTAATGGAACGCTAACTACAACTACACATTGGTGCTCTGATCCTGCATGGATTTTATTTGATCTCATAACAAACAGTAGATATGGGTTGGGGGATCATATTACTGAAGCTCAATTAGATAAATATTCTTTCTATAGTGCCTCTGTCTATGCTTCTGCATTAGTTGATGATGGTCAAGGAGGCCAAGAACCTAGATTTAGTTGTAACGTAGTTTTAAATAAAAGAGGAGATGCCTTTAAAACAGTAATGGCTCTAAGCTCTGTAATGAGAGCTATGACATTTTGGGGTGCAGGATCTTTAACACTTACTCAAGATAGACCCACAGATGCCAGCTATCTATTCAATCTATCAAACGTAACTTCTGAAGGATTTATATATTCTGGTACGAGTTTAAAAACAAGATCAACTGTTGTATCTGTGTCTTACTTTGACATGACTAATCAAGAGCCAGATTTTGAAACTGTTGAAGATACTGCCGCAAAAAATAAATATGGAATTATTCATAAAAAAATCACAGGATTTGGTTGTACTTCCAGAAATCAAGCAAGAAGATTAGGAAGATTTATTTTATTTGAAGAACAAAATTCTACTGAAACTATTAGTTTTACTACTGGGATATCAGAAGGTGTAGTTGTAAGACCTGGGCAAGTTATAGAAGTAAGCGATCCAGTAAGAGCAGGAGTGAGAAGGGGTGGTCGTATTAGTTCTGCAACAACCACAACAATTACTGTTGATAATACAGCAGACACAGATTTGGATGCCACAAATAATGCAACAGTTAGCGTTGTCTTACCTAACGGCAAAGTTGAAAAGGGTGTTGTCGATTCAATAAATGGAGCAGTAATTACAGTTAATTCAGTTACAAGGGCTGATGGAACAACTGCAACCAGTTTTACTTCTGCTCCCAATAGAAATAGTATTTGGATTCTTGAAAATACAACTCTACAAACTACTCAATGGAGGGTCGTAAGTGTAACTGAGGATAAAGATGATTATGCGATTGTTGGAACGGCCTACAACTCTGGAAAGTTTGCATTTATAGAAGATGGATCTCCATTACCTGTTAGAAATATAACAATAT